GCGGGCATGACGAACTCGGGGATCACCACCCCGTCGGCCAAGCCTGTGCAGGTCAGCCCCGCTAGGTGCGACGCACCCATGAAGGTGTCCTCTGGTGGACCTTCGTAGGCCAAGGCCGCGTCGACGCACCAAGCGTCCTCTGCCCCGAAGGGGAAGGCCCGCTCGGCGAAGCGTTCGATGTAGTTCCACTCTTGGCCATTCACTTCCCTGCGGACCACCACGTAGACCGCATCCACATTCCCCACAGGTACCGTCTCGGTCACTGTACAGATCGAGGTAAAGAGCCCTTGGGTGTTAGTATGCGACCAGCCGATCAGTTCCTGTTCCTTGACAAAGGTCAGCGATAGCATGACTCCATCGTTCCGAACCACCCAGACGACCTTGAAGGGCTCTTCGGCCCAAGCCCATTCAAGCATCTGGTATCCATAGAACAGCTGGGAAGAAAGAACTGAGATGTCGGTTCCGGTATAGATGTTGGAATAGAGGTTGTAGGTAAGGTCACGCACGATAGAACCCTTCGACTGGACAAAGAGGATGTCGAAGTTGGCAACAATAGGAGGAAGGATTGAGGCTCCGTTGTAGGAATGAGAGTTTGCAACGATGTTACTCGGCGTGACAGCCGACCCCTGTTGACCCCCGTCGATCTGCCATGCTGCGCGGTCTGTGAGGAAGATCAGACCCGAGGGCATGGAGATCATCGACTGGATGGTGTTGAGTTGACCAGAGACCAAGGCCGCGCTAATCGCATCGTCTGGTTCGATGGGATTGCTTACGTTGAAGTTGAAGTAATACCCCGGCTGGGACATGTAGAAGGCCTGGGGGTCGCCCGCGAGGCCAGCCAGGACTAGGCGCTGTTGGAAGTACCCAGGGACGGTTGGATTGAGATCCTGGGCTGCGCCAAGGACAGCGGTGGCTGCGGCTGCTCCGGCGGAGAAGGTCACCGCTGGGGCCACGGTGTATCCCGCGCCAGAGCTAACCCTGCGCACAACGGTGACGCCCCAGACAAGGTTCACCGTAGCACCTGCGCCACCGCCTGAGGTGGAGACCTGCGCCACAGGGTTAGCAGGGACAGTGCCAGCGGTGAAGGTGCCTGGGTTGCTTGGTGAGACTGTAATGGCCTTGAAGGCGGTGATAACACCAGCGGCTACGGTGTTGACCACCACGATCACGCCATTCGCCAGGGTCAGGGTATCATTGGGTGCATAGCCCGCACCGCCAGCGCCGACGGTAGGGGTGCCTGTGACACCGAGGACCGCATTGGCCGTGGCAGAGGTAGAGCCTCCAGAGGGTGGGTCGACGGTGACTGACGGCACTACTGTGTAGGTACCGGCATTGGTGACGGTGTAGCTGGCTACGCCTGTGCCGGAGAATGGGTTCTGGGCCACTGGAGGGGTGATGGAGAAGTCTGGGGCGATGTTGGAGTCAATGAAGGGTGATTGGGTGCAATCCCCGATGAAGCCATAGGCCGCACCAGCGGGGACAGGGTTGCCATAGCGAACCTCGGCCTTGTAGACTCGGTAGAAGAGCGAGTTCGGCACGAAGGTCCAAGAGATAGTGTTCGACCCCGCTACGGTCCGTAGGTCCTGCACCGCTGCGATATCAGCCGATGCGGAGGGGACTGACTCCTGGCCACTGTTGTCTATGGTGGTGACCACATAGGAGTAGTAGACCGCTCCAGCGGCCAAGGTTGAGGACGCGCTCAGCCCTGTAGGTGCGTTGATCGTTGTGCCAAAGGTGATCGCGGTGATGGACCATAGATCGAAGGTGATCAGGCGCAGTTCATACGGAGGATAGTCGGGGTGGCAGAAGATCATCGTGTCGACGTTCTGCGCGAAGCGAAGCAAGGAGAGATCATCCGCAGCGGCGTATGGGGAGGTCAAGGTGTAGACCCAACTAACGTTGCCACCAGAGGTCCATGGGGTGAAGCTGGTAGCGTCGACTGGGGTTCCGTCAAGGTTGGCTATGGTGATTGTGCCAACCGTTGCAGCGGTGACGATGTAGTAGTTGCCATTCAGCTGAGTGGTGCCATTCACGTCGGTGATGTAGACCCAATCCCCGGCGTTGAAGTCAATCGGCCCAGTGATGACGCATGGATTGGTGAGGGTCACACCTGTGATGGCCTCGGTAGCGGTGAGGACCGGTGCGCCATCGTTGAAGAAGCGAATGTAGCCGTCTCCGAACTCCAAGACGTAGGTAACATCGAATGAGGCTTGGAAGGGAATGAGGCGAACCTGGGAAGTCGAGTCACGGCATTGAAGGACATAGCGGGTACCGGTCCTCGAAGAGGCCCCACCACGGTAGTCCACGAAGAAGTTCTGTAGCTCTGCCGCTGCGGCCTTGTACTTGGCAAGGTCCACGCGGGCGTTCAGCGCCGGTGCCCATTCGCCAGCGTGGAAGGAGGTTTGGATAATCGGTTGAGCCATTCGCTATCTCCAGCCTACTGGACCGGGCCAATCGCGCATGCGGTCGTATTGTTGCCACTCAGAGCCCACGACAATCTGGCGAGTTCGGCCCACTGGCGGTCCTGGGGGTGGGACCCACGGCGGTTGGTAGAGAGAAGCTTCCCAGAAGACGGACTGTTGTAGAAGCAGGGGATAGCGACCTGGGAGAGGCCAGATGTATTGGTTGTAAGGTATTGGCGGTGTGGGTCGGAGTAGCAGCCCATTGGTTGGGGCGATGTAGCTGCTGAGCCGACGAGGATCGCGTGGGAAGGGCCAGTCTTGCTGATTGAAGGGCTTGGGTCCTGGAGCGACCAGCAGGGCAAGGTTGAGGGAGTTGACCCAGGTTTGTAGGAGCGGAGGCTTGCCCTTGGGCAGGGGCCAATCGGTCTGATGGAAGGGATCACCAGCCACAACCGGTGGGGTAAGGGCAACGTTGACCGCGTTGATCCAGCTTCGCGTAGTTTGCTGTGGGCCACGCGCGAGTTGCCAATCACTCTGGCTGAATGGCTTCGGTGCTTGGTTCAGCGCAAGGTTGACCGCAGAGATCCACGAGAAGGCCTGGGCCCTAGACAAGGCCGTGCGATCAGTAATGACCTTACCAACCGGGAGCCTGTCCTGTCCGTGCAGAACCTTGGGGAAGGTCGCAATGAAGGACCGACCCTCAGGCTTCGGTGTCGGTACCGGCCAGTCTTGTTGGCGGATCGGCAGGCGATCCTGACCATGCAGGACCTTGGGGAATGTAAAGAGGTAGGATCGATCGGGTTGGAGATGCCCACGGCCCAAGGGCCAATCCCTCTGACGGAACGGAACGGTCAGAAGGAGCTTGACTGGATCAAACCAAGAGACCAGTTGTGGCTGGCGCGCCTGTGGTACAGGCAGGGGCCAATCCATCTGCCGGAAGGGCAGCTTGTCCTGCCCAATCAAGACTCTGGGGAAGACGAAGCCATAGGATCGATTGGTCTGCCGAGGATCCTGGGCATTGGGCCAGTCAGTCTGCTTGAAGGGATAGACCACAACGACTGGTGGGCCACCATAGAGGTTGATATTGTACGGATGGTCAGTATTGAACGCCTTCACCGTCCTCTGGGGAGTGAAGTGCGGCGCGCGAGGAGTTGAGTCCTCCGGCGGTGTGGGCATTGGAAGCAGAGTGGTGAAGCAGGTAGAGGTCCGAAGCTGAACCGCATAGGGCAAGCCGAGGTTAGGATTGGGCCAGTCGTATTGGTTCTTCGGCAGGGCCGCAGCCATGAAGCTGATGGTGCCCTGCTGGGACCCGGTAGGGTTGGTTCCGGTCCAGGCTGGGGAGACTGTAGTGGTGACGTTGACTGTCTGATAGCCAACGACCGTGCTGACTGTGGTCTGGTTCCGTTGGCTGGTGATAGTGTTGGGCGACGTAGCGGTCTTAGCATTGGCCGTGTTGTCGACCATCCACGCGATAATCATCTCCAGCTGCTGGGTCAGGGTACCAGTGGCTGGACAGGTGAATGGCGAGGCGTTGTCTGTGTTGTTGTTGTTCGCTGGGGTCTTGTCTACGGCGGAGAAGGAGCCTTCCCACGAGGCGGCGACTATGGCGACGTTGTTACTAGAGGCGGTCGCTTGGACGTTGATGTTGGTGTTAGTACCAGGATTGGTGACGATGGTATAGAAGGCACGGCCTGAGACACCACCACCTAGGGTGCCAGCGGTCGCAGCGGTGTAGGTGTTACCTAGGGTATCGCTTGCGCTAGCGGAGGTATTGGCAACTACCTCGCCAATGACCACGACGATCAGATCGCCACGCGCGACCACAGCGCTGCCTGTTAGCAGAGTGGCCTGGTTATTGGCCACAATGCTGTTAGCGCCGAATGTCCAGGTTCCTTTTAGTGCACCAAAGGCCATCTTACATCCAGATCTGTCCCATTAGCTTCCAAAGGTTAAGGCGCGACGAGGCATAGGTCGCCTGCGCGAAGGTTGCAGAGCCAAAGAATGATCCACCCATTAGACACCTAGCTTTGTTCGAACCGCTGCCTTTAGCTGCGCCACGGTTCGGTCTGGTAAGGCATGTTGTTGGCGCAAGAGGTTGATCTCATCAAGCATGACCAAGGAGAAGGCGCGAAGGATCTTCATGGTCTCGAGTTCCTTGACGATAGTGTCGTCATAGGCCTGGAGGATCCCCGCAGGAATTGGTCGGAGTGAGTGCTGGGCCAGGACCTCCCCGAGCTCTACTTCGCTAGGGATCGAGGTGGTCAAGTTCCCAGCGGTGAGCCAAGCCTGATAGGTAACATCGGCAATAGGCACATAGTTGCCGATTCTGCTGGAATAGACCTGGGTGATTGACCCAGCAACCTTCCAATACCAATTCGAGATTATGAATGGCCTTACTGGGATAGCGGCTGGCGGTCTCATATGTACAATCCGTATGGTGACGTGCCACTGTTGGTACCAGAACCAGCAATGCTGCCAGGGAAGTAGGTCGTTCCGGCCCCGTTGACATTAATAACCGCGTTTGTAGCAACGGTGTACCTCTGACCAGTGGCGGCAGTTCCTGTATATGTGATACTGATCATGTACAATAGCGACAACGAAGATGCTTGGGCAAAGTTGTTGCTAAAGACGGGCGAGTTAGAGAGGGTACATGTTACACCGTTCGCTTTAATAACCCCACCAACGTCAGCGAGTATATGCCACGGAGCGCTGCCACTGATGGCGTAGTTAGTATAAACCTCAATTATCGCCGCTGATTGTGTTGACATATGAGGGCCGCCAGAGCAGGCACCAAACTCTATATCAGAGAGACCAATGTACGATCCTCCATTGGCACTAATTCCGCCACCTGCGCTGGATAAGAACTTCATACCTTCAATGTAGTATACTGACTTTACACCATCGGCGGAAATGCACCCGCCAGTGACGTTAATAACAACATTAGAGGGTGTGCCAGTATTACCAGAGAGCTGTACTCCCCACCCTGCTCCAGTCATAGATTTAAGTGCAATTGTTCCAGTATAGGTACCGTCCGCGATATTGATCAGTACACCATAGATCCCACAGTCGAGTAGGGCCGCTGTGTCGATTGCCTTTTGGATCGTTAGGAACGCGCCACCTGAGGTGTTTGCCAGGCCGTTGTTGCTATCGTTACCGTCGGTGCGGACGTAGTAAGTTATGTCCGCCGATAGGACTTGCCGCCCTCCGGTCTGGGCCAACGGACAGCCCATCGCTACGCGAGGCGCAAAGGTGAAGTTGACCACCGCGCCAGCATTGGAGGAGTCGTAGATGGTCTCTCTGGTTAGGGTAGTGCCACCTGCGGTGTAGACCCCCTCACCGTCTTCCCAAGATTGCTGATCGTCGCTTTCGGCGAAGTAGTAGTACCGCGTTGCGGTGACCACAGCAGGGTTGGCGCATTGGGCAGGCGTGCGGAACCCCGCAATAGCAGACGATACGGTCCACGTGCCCGTACCGCCCGCGCTCGCACGCCAGATGCAGCGGTTTAGATAAGCTGACATACCTAAGCCTCCTCGCTAAAGGGGCTTAGAAGCTTTCGTAGATGATGTGCGCGTCGGCGAGGCCGGATGAGCCGCCGCCGGAGGAGGAGTTCCAGAGGATGACAGAGCCACCTGGGGCAGATGCGGAGATGATCGTCATCTGCTGCGTCGGTGCTGCGTTCCAGCGGATGATACCACCGAAGAGGTTCAGGCCAAGTTGGAGACGGCCGTCGGTCACGGTCGAGGAGGGGATTGCTTCGTTGGTGGTGTAGTCAACGGCGACTACGACTGGGGAAGCCAAGGCAGCCGTGGCCGGGTTCATCGCACCATCGGAGTTCTGACCAGCCAGGGCCACAGCACCGCCAGTGCCGAGGGTTGAGGCTCGGTTGAGGTACATCGCGGCCACTGTGGATGCGGTAGCCTTACCCGAGATCATGACCTCGAGGATGTCAGTGATCTGCGTCGCCGCAGAACCAACCACGGTCATATACCCACCGCCGGTGGCCTGCGAGCCAGCCGCTGATGCGGTGAAGGTGACGTTACCAGAGGCGAATATTCGCTTAGCCATTGGACGGTGTCCTTGTTAAGATGGGAAGGGAGGTGGAGCCAGACATAGCGTAGCGGCCGCTTGAGACCTTGTCGATTACTTCGTTCACGTGACGGTGGACATAGTCAGGGGACTTGCTGGCTATCTCACATGCGTCGCAGATGTAGCCATTGCACTTGTAGCAATGACCTCGTTCGCGGGTGCGAAGGGGGTTCTTGATGAAGACCGAAGGACAATGACAGCAACGCTGGGTCGCTGCCTCGAAGACCGTGCCTTCGCCAACCAGCTTTGGGTCAAGGCCCATGTTCCGCGCCACGTCTGGTGACATGCCCGGCGAGGCTCGGTGATCGACGAAGAGATACCCTTCGGGCTTTAGAACGTTGGCCATACTGCACCCCATGAGAAGTCAGAGTTCGGTGTATAGGAATAGTCAGAGTAGCTAACCCCTCGGATGCGGACCCAATCAGGGGTCACGTCATTCATGGTCAGGCCTTCGTTGGCGTCGGCCTGACGCGCCTGGATGATGGCACTGTTGACCTGCTCAACTAGGTTATTGGCTAAGCCCTTGTCTCCAGTCAGGGCCATGCACAGGGAAGAGCCAACGGCGGCGATCCAAGCGCTTTGGAACAAGGAGTCCATCACATTCGGATCAGTGACCTGCTTCACGTACGCGAGCGTGGCTAGCTCTTGGTTGGTCAGGATGACTCGTTGGTCGCCCTTTGCGCCATAGGTCAGCGAGAAGGTTGCGCCAGAACCAGAGCCGGTTGTGGAGCCCTGAGCTACAGGGTTGATCTGCTGGGCGAAGTAGCTGCCGCCCATGGGGACATCGGAGCCTTGGATCTGGTTGACCACAGTGACGGCGATGATTGCGCCAGCACCGCCAATGTTGGCCACCTCAAGCACCACCGGTGCACCAATCGGGGGCGAAGTGGCTACGCCATCCGCGAGGGTGATCCGATCCCCAACCGCATAGCCTGTCCCTGCTGCGGAGATGGCAGCGGTCAAGACCGGGACGAACTGGTCGACGGCGACCTTGAACTTCGCCGGTGGGCCCTGTCCGTAGGACGCGATCCCGCCTGTGATAGCGGTGGTGATCGGCACCCCTCCGGCAAAGCCAGTCTGGAACTGCGGAACGATCCAGCAAGCGCGGAGACAGTCCACCGGGTACTGGTACTCGTAGGTCCACGGCGGAGCCGGTTGGCCCTTCTGCCAAAGCTCGGTTCCCTGAGTGACGTTCTCCGGGGTACCAGCGATGGAGGTGATGTAGGCAAGGTTCGTCATATTGAACCCACAGTCCCACGGAGCCATCCGTAGCAGGTCGTCCCTATCTCGCTCATAGGTGATGGCTGCCTGGATGGCTTCGTTGGTGGACTGGGCCGCAAGCTCAGCAGCGGTTACAGTCGTTCGAGTGCCGATCGACTGTAATGCGCTGTTGATGATATCTACGGCGGTGGTCATCTAGTGGCGGCCTTGAGTCCCAGCCGTCCCTTTGTTAGATCCGCCGAGGCCTGGGCTGTTGTGGCTTTGGCCTTTGGGTCCGACTGGGGGGCAGTAGCGGAGTGGTTTGGGGTCTTGCTTCCCCCCGTTGGTCGCGCGTGGTTTCTGCGAGGAAGCTTTGTCAGGTCCGTACGCATTGAGGATATCCTTCGCCATTAGACTCTCCGTTCTGCGCCGTTCTCAGTGGGTTGCAGGGCAGGCTTCTGCATCGACGGCTCGTTGGCCTTGGCTTCCTTCTCAGCCTGGGCCTTGGCCTCGGCAGCGGCCTCAGCGTCAGCCTTGCACTTGGCCTCGTACTCTTCCTTGATGAGCTTGTCGAGTTCCTTCGTGGCGACTTCGTTCTCCTTGACCAGAGCGCGAAGGGCCAGATCGTGGATACCCTTCAACTGCGGGTAGTCACGAGTCTTGTCGACGATGGCGATTGCCTTGTGTACCTTCTCGATGTCCATTAGTGCCTTCCTTGAGAGCCCGACTTGTGGCTCTGGCTAGAGTTCTTCGGCGCTTCGTAGCCCCGACCCGAGTACAGTTCCTTCGACACAGCGCGCTTGGTGCCAACCATTTCGCCTAGTTGGGCCACAGAGCAGATGTCGACGGCCTTGGACTTGGGTTCGGTCTTAGGTTCGTAGGTGGTCTTGAGTGGGCCTTGCTTCATGGGAACCTCTCTAGTGGGTGGTCTTTCTTGCGGTCAGGGTGCCGGTGTAGGTGATGATGATTGAGTCGTTTGGATCGACCCAGAACGGGCGCATGGATCCAGCAGCGATCGCGCCGGGAAGGATCTCAACGCCGCCGTTGGTGATGGAGGAGATGCCGGTGTCGGAGAGGATGTAGAGGGTTACTGGGGAAGAGCCAGCTGTGAAGGTCCATGGCGATGCGCCTGGGGTCTCGCCAGCGGAGCCAACGGGGTTGTATCTGTTATTGCCCTCAATGCGGATGCGGGTTCCGGCGTTGGCGATCTGGCTGGTATAGCCCTCGAGTTGGTTGTGGGCAATGATACCATCTTGGGAGAAGGAGCCGATATTGAACGCAAGGCTTGGCCCCGGGCCACTGTCGGTAATGGTGTTACCGACTATGGTGAACTTGTCCGTTCCGTTGATGGTAAGGGCCTGCGAGTTGGCAAGATTGGTCCCGATGTTGTTGCCGGTGATCTCGACACCGGATATCCAAGGACCGGAGTTGGTGTCGATGCGGATGGCGAACTTGCAGCCAGAGATCTCGTTGCCGGTGATCTGCACCGCACCAAAGACCACACCTGCGCCAATGGTGAAGAAGATGGCGTCTGAGGTGAAGGCTTCAAAGCTGTTGTCGGCAATGACAAGCACAGAGGTGCTGACGCCAGCGGCGAGGTTGAGCTCGTAACCATTCCTCATCAAGATGAACTTGTTGCTAACCAACCGAAGCCCACCAGCGGACTCTTGATGCACTCCAACCCCGGGGCTAACGGTTGTGAACAAGCAATTCATTATAGACATATCCCCGCCGTCGGTATTCGCTTGATCTTGTATAAATACACCAACGTCGATGAAGTTGATGAACCGACACTGGTCGATGACGTATTCGGCAGCGCTCTCGGTGAAGATCTGGATGCTGCCATAGAGGAACATCATATCTCGGAATACGGAGTTCTGGTTGGGCTCCCCAGGGGTTCCGTCGCCATCGATGTAGAGAAGCACCCCACCTGTGGCTAAGGGCTTGCCCTCGATCCTGAACTTGCTAAAGTTGACACCTTCATTGCAGAGGATCTCGATGCCGTCCATGACGGTGTCGTTAAGGCGAATGATGGTGTCATAGTAGTTGACCCCATAGATGGTTATCCTTGCGGAGACGAATGGCGCTGTATGGATCGTGAAGTCGCCACCGGTGAGGAACAGCGGAGCGTTGAGGGCTATTGCGCAATCTATGGCGTCCTGTATCTTTGGGGAGTCGTTGGTCCCATCACCCTTTGCGCCGAACTGGCGAATGTTCAGTTCAACACTGGCGATCTCCCACCATGCGCCATCGGCGGATTGGACCTTGCCTGCGTGGGTCGGTTCGAGGGCGACCTTCTTATAGACCGCTCCGCCACCATCACCTGCGGCGGAGTAGCCCATGGTGACCAGACCGGAGGTC